TATGGGTTTTGGAGGACCTCATGCAGCATTCTTTGCAACCACTGAGAAATATAAACGTAAGATTCCTGGACGTATTGTAGGGCAGTCGGTAGATAGTCAAGGTAATAAAGCACTACGACTAGCATTGCAAACAAGGGAACAACACATAAGAAGAGACAAAGCAACATCCAATATATGCACTGCTCAAGCACTCCTCGCAAATATGGCAGGTTTTTACGCTGCTTACCACGGTGCGGAAGGTCTGAAAAAAATATCAACCAGAGTATTAAAATATAGGCAAGTGCTATTAACAGCATTGAAATGGATTGGAATAGAGGTTGATGAGTCTGAAGGATTTGATACTGTTAGATTTAAAAGTTTCCTTGCCTTAGAAGGATTCAATGTCAGATACGAAGACGGTTGGACATTGATAACCTTAGATGAGTGTACCACAGAAGATGAATTAAAGCAACTTATTTGGTCTCAACAAGATCTAGTTAATAGGTTTGATACTATTGAACATGTTATAGAATCAGTAGGACATTATAAATGGTTTTCTACTCCAGAAAGAAAGAGACCTTGGTTGACTCAAGAAGTATTTAATAGGTATCGTAGTGAAACTGACATGATGAGATATATCTATGAGTTATCATCTAAAGATTTTTCATTAGTAAATGGTATGATGCCACTTGGTAGTTGTACTATGAAACTAAATGCAGCATCAGAACTGATGCCTGTATCATGGGAAGGTATTAATAACATACATCCATTTGCACCAGTATCTCAATCTCTGGGATATCAAAAGATTATGGATGATTTAAAAGAATGGTTATGTAATATTACAGGGTTTGATTCTATATCATTGCAACCTAATGCAGGGTCTCAGGGTGAGTATGCAGGACTGTTAGCAATCAGAGAATATCATATGAGTATAGGTGAGAACAAAAGAAAGGTATGTCTCATACCAGAGTCAGCACATGGAACTAATGGTGCGAGTGCAGTGATGGCAGGTATGAAAGTAGTTCCTATCAAATGTGATGTTAATGGTAACATTGATATGGCAGACTTAGAGGTAAAGGCAACTATGAATATATTTGAGTTGTCATGTTGTATGGTTACATATCCATCTACTCATGGTGTATTTGAATCTACTATAAAAGATATCTGTAGGATAGTTCATGAGTGTGGTGGTCAGGTATATCTTGATGGTGCAAATATGAATGCACAGGTAGGACTAGCAAAACCAGGTGAGTTTGGTGCAGATGTAATGCATCTAAATTTACATAAGACATTCTGTATTCCTCATGGAGGTGGAGGTCCTGGCGTAGGTCCTATAGGTGTAGCAAAACATCTGACCCCTTACGTAGAACAGAAAGTATCAGCAGCACCTCAAGGTAGTGCATCTATCTTACCTATTAGTTGGATGTATATAAGGATGATGGGTGGAGACGGTTTAAGACATGCTACAGAGGTAGCATTATTAAATGCAAACTGGTTAGCACATAAGATAGATGATTCATTTAAAGTACTATACAAAGGAAATAATAATAGGGTAGCACATGAGTGCATCTTTGATTGTCGTAACTTACCAGTAACAGCAGAGGATATTGCTAAGAGACTTATGGATTATGGTTTCCATGCACCTACACTATCATGGCCAGTTCTAGGAACTATGATGGTAGAACCTACAGAGTCTGAATCACTAGGAGAGTTACAAAGGTTTGTTGATGCTATGGACAAAATAAGAAGAGAGATCTATAATGTTCCTGAGATAGTAAAGAATGCTCCACATACAGAATCAGAAGTCTGCGGTCAATGGACACATGCATATACAAGAGAAGAAGCATGTTTCCCTAATCATCCAAAGAAGAAATTTTGGGCATCAGTAAGCCGTATTGATAACGTGTACGGTGATCGTAATCTGGTTTGTGCATGCTCGTAGACAGTTTACAAAGTGTCCACTATGTTGCACATCAGCATATAGACTTGCTATAATTATTACATAAGACACGAAAGCACATGACATCAATCAATCAAGAAGTTAAAGGAACACTCGCTAGACTACTAGCAACAGAGAATCTAACAGTTGAGCACCGCAAAGTGTCTACAGCATTCTTTGATGTTGAGAAGAGACTTCTTTGCTTACCTATCTGGAAGACTGCTTCTAACACAGTATACGATCTTCTAGTAGGACACGAAGTAGGTCATGCTCTATACACACCAAACGCTAGACCAGAAGGTGTTAACAAGTCTTTCCTTAATGTTCTAGAAGATGTAAGAATAGAGAAGTTAATGAGACAGACATATCCAGGTCTTAAGAAAACTTTCTTTGCAGGTTATGCTGAGTTATGGAGAGATGATTTCTTTGGTGTTGCAAACGACGATATAAACGAGATTGCTTTTATTGATCGTATCAACCTATTCTACAAAGGATGCTATGACATGCAGTTCACTGCAGAAGAGAAAGTATATGTAGATCGTGCAGGTGCAACAAAAACTTTTGAAGAAGTTATTGAGTTAGCAAAAGAATTATATGATCTAATGGAAGAGAAGGAGCAACAGAAACTAGAAGACTTATCACAGCAACAGCAAGACTTAGACTTAGAAATCACTGACGATGAGAGAGAGTTAACTCCAACTAACGAAGAGTCTTCTAGTGATGAGATTGAATCTGATCAGAATAAGTCTCCAAAGTCTGCTCAAGAACTTAGTGATGAGATTGATGAAGCACTAGACGAACTAATGAATGGAAAGTATGGTTCAGATGAAGGCACTGTTAATGAGACAGAATCAATGACAGACAAAGCATTCCAAGAAGCATGCGAGCAACTAATTGATGAAGATGCTAAAGAGTGGGTTTATCTTGATTTACCTAAACTAAACCTAGACGAGTACATCAAACCTGCTAAGGAAATCAAAGAAGAATTATTCTACTGGTTCAATGGTCAAGCACATTCATGTGCTGAGTCACAAGAAAGATATACTGAGAACCTAGACTTTGTTATCAAAAAGTATTTCACATTCAAAAAGTCTGCAAACAAGACTGTTAACTATCTTGTAAAACAGTTTGAAATGAAGAAGTCTGCAGAGAATTACAAGAGAGCAGCAACTGCAAAGACAGGTGTTATCGATACAAACTCTCTTCACAAATACAAGTTAACTGAAGACATCTTCAAGAAAATCACTGTTGTCCCAGATGGTAAGAATCATGGTCTTGTAATGTATCTTGACTGGTCTGGTTCTATGTCTTGGACTCTCCTTGATACACTTAAGCAAGTTTACAACCTAGTTTGGTTCTGTAAGAAAGTAAACATACCATTCAGAGTTTATGGATTTGCAAGTGGTTACTATGGTAGATATGGTTCACACAACAACATACATAAGTGCGTGGTTAATCCAGATAACAATACACTAGCAATCGGTGATGACATTAGATTACTAGAGTTCTTATCTTCACAGCAAAGAACTAAAGAACTAGAGGAGTCAATGAAGTACCTATTCCTTCAAGCAAGTTCTTTCCACGGATGTCACCTACAGTATTACACTCCTCTTGGATTAGGTGGAACTCCATTAGCAGAAGCACTATATGCTGCACGTCAATTAGTTGACAGACTAAAGGCACAAGAGAAAGTATCTAAGGTTAATGTTATATGCTTAACTGATGGTGAATCTCAACCAATGAGTTATATTTCAAAATCAGAGTATGAGTATAACTATGGTGAACTAACTGCTAGATGTCTAGCATCTCAGTATGGTAAAGTATTCTTCTTACGTGACAAACAAACTGGTTATACAAAGAAGATCACTAACACTTCATACAATACTACTGCTCAGATAGTAGGATTCCTTAGAGAAATTACAAACTATAACTGGGTAGGTATTCGTCTATGCAGTAAGGGTGAAGCAAATCGTATGTTCAGAGAGTATTCTCTTGACAAGTATGATAAACTAGATAAGCAATGGAGAAAAGAGCGTTTTGCATCTATCAAAAATGACTGTGGATTTACTGAAGCATTCTTTATGCCAGATAGAGGTAACGGTGAAGATACCCAAGACCTTGAAGTAAAACAGAAAGGTGAAGTTGCAACAAGAGCAGAACTAGGACGTGCATTCAAAAAGCACATGAATTCTAAGATGACAAACAAGACTGTTCTTAATAGATTCATAGATCAAATAGCATGAACCTCTGGAAAAATTATCAGGAAGCGGTCTTCGAGACGTTTCCTGATTTAACATTTGAAAAACAACATGTTCACTGGATTAATAAACGAGGGGTAAACCTTACTGCTGATTTGTACAGTGGAAAACATTTTATTAAATCTAGACACGTTGATATATGGGATGAGAAAATAAACATCCATAACAATGTGATCTATCCTAAGACTGGACATAACCTACCATGTTTTGGTATGGACTTGATGGGATTCTTTGAGAAGAAAGTTATAATAGTATTTGACTTCCAACATCCTGTAGAAAAATTTCTGTTTTCACATCCTGATTTACCTAAAGCAGAAGGAACATATAGATTTTTTGAACCAGGTAATCATTTTTCTGAAAACATCTATGTAGAGTATTGCACTATGAGTGAGGTGGATGATCATCTACCTATGTTTAAAAAGTATCTATCTGTATATAAAAAGATGTTAGATGATGCACAACCTACTGGGGAAGATACTAGTTTATATAATGACTTCGATAAGTATATGATTAAACTAGACCCTATCTCAGGTTATCTATCTAATAGTTTTGGTAAAGAAGAATCAGAGAAATTAATCAAGGAGTTCTTTTTCAGTTATGCATAATTTAAACCAAGACGTAGCAGTATTATTAGCATATTGTATGCAAGACTTTGAGGGTGTAAAACCTTTAGAGTGTCCTATACCCGAAGTAAAGAAGGATGATCTTAAGATTAAGAATACAATGTATAGTACTCCTAAACTTAGAAAGATACATTTAGAATTAGCAGAATTAAAAGCATTAAAGATATTGCATTGTGTATTCTTTCCTGACCCTCATTATAATTTACCTATCTTTGGATGTGACATTGTTGCTACAGACAAAACAGTTACTGCTGCTATAGTTGATGTGTCACCTGTAAAAGGATTTGAAGACTGGGATAAGATTAGAGAAATTAGTAATGCTTTTGAGTTTAGTGAGACTAGAAATATACCTGCGTGGGGTGATGGAGTATTCTCTCCCTATGCTAAGTTTATGCGTTTAAGTAAAGACAAAGATATATCAAACTTCTATGTTCTTTTAATAAACTATCTAAAAGTATATTGTGATATGGTAGATAAAGTTGAAAAGGATGACAACTGGATCATGACTATGCTAAGATATGATGACCAGATACATTATTGCAAGCAACAAAAAAAGAATGACAAAACTCGTGCCATCCTTGAAAAATTATTTGATAAAGAGTGGGCAAACAATTACATAGATAATGTATTATTTGACCTTCCTAGGATTAGTGATGTTCCACATACCTAGTGGGAATATCTGTAGGTTGACCCATTTTGCATAATGGATACCACGGTAACACAGGAGAGCAAAGACCCTCTCTGGATTATGAATTTCTGGATCATACTCTGGGACTTCTGGTGTTTCCCAATTAAAATTAATTTTTAACATTGTCTTTACCTCCTGTAATATTTAGTGTTCGGAGTTCCTAACAAAACAGTTCAAGCAAGCACACTTTTATGAAAACTACTAAATGGTCTGCCTACATTCTATTAGCATCTAATAGATTAACTAGAGTAGAATTTACAACTGAATCAAATTTAAGAGAAGATGCTGAACAACGTTGTAAAGCAATGTATGGAGTAAGTGATATCAGACAGCTTAAAAGAGAGTGGACAGTTAAATAACTGTACCAGGTGGCTTGCAAGTGATATAATTTGTGTGTATAATAAACGTATAAGACAAATACAAACACATGACTTTTAAAGCAATTTTCACAACAGACGATCTCCTATCATTTTTCGAGACAGGAGACATTGATACTAACCAAGTAAAATCATTTGCTGATAAGCACGGTGTTCAAATACAAAGTGTTACTAAGAGAATGAACAAGTTACCACAGTTCCAGAAACTTGGTCGTGGTCGTTGGAATCTTACAGCACAAGAAATACATAAAGCATTCGTAGCACCTTCTGCTAAACCTGCTGTAGATGTATCTTATGTTCCTGATAAAGATTCTTCTTTTGTTCAGTTCGGTAACTTCAATAGTCTCAAAAAGATTATATCATCTAGACTATTCTACCCTGCATTCATCACAGGTCTATCTGGTAACGGTAAGACTTTTTCTGTAGAGCAAGCATGTGCTTCTCTAAATAGAGAACTCATCAGAGTAAACATCACTATTGAAACAGATGAAGATGATCTTATCGGTGGATTCCGTTTGAATGATGGTTCTACTGTATGGCACAACGGTCCTGTCATAGAAGCACTTGAGAGAGGTGCAGTACTTTTACTAGACGAGATTGACTTAGCATCTAACAAAATCTTATGTCTACAATCTATCCTTGAAGGTAAGGGTGTATTCCTTAAGAAAATTGGAAGATTTGTAAAACCTGCTGAAGGTTTCACAATTATAGCCACCGCTAATACAAAAGGTAAAGGTTCAGAAGATGGTAGATTCATCGGAACCAATGTTCTTAACGAAGCATTCCTTGAGAGATTCCCAATTACTTTCGAGCAAGACTATCCTGCTGCATCTACTGAGACTAAGATACTTCTTAATCAAGGATGTGATAAAGAGTTTGCAGAGAATCTTGTCAGATGGGCAGGTGTTATCCGTAAGACATTCTTTGACGGTGGAGTAGACGAAGTTATTACAACTCGTAGACTTGTTCACATTGTTCAAGCATTCAAGATCTTCAATGATAAAATGACTGCTATCACTCACTGTGTTAATCGTTTCGATGACGATACTAAGCAATCTTTCATCGACTTATACACTAAGGTTGACGCAGGAGAAGATACAGAGTATAATGAAGGGGAATAATAACCCCCTTTATTATGAGGAAATACAATGAGGATGATTATCTCAAAGAGATATCTGAATACATTGCAAATACATACCGAGGTCATTATTCTGTAGGAAACGTACAGACTCTTGACCTCATTGATTCTGTTGGGGATGCTGAGGCATTCTGTAGGAGTAACGTCCTTAAGTATGCATCACGCTACGACAGAAAAGGAACAGCAAGAAAGGACATTCTAAAGATTATCCATTATGGATTACTTCTTTTGCACTTTAGTGATAAAGCGGAAAGAGCAAACCAAAACATAGCAGAGACCCCTACTGCCTTCTCAGTTGATTACGACAAATGATTATGATTACTAAACCCACTATTGAAATACTGAAGAACTTTTGTTCTATCAATAAGTCTCTTGTTATTAAACCAGGCAACAAGTTGAGCACTTTAAGTATTAATAAAAATATTCTTGCCTATGCAGATGTTGAAGAACAATTTGATTCACAGATGTCAATCTATGATCTATCAACTTTCTTAGGAGGTTTATCTTTATTCGACAAACCATCTATTGACACATCTAAAGATAACTACGTCACTGTAAGTGATGCAGCAGGTATGTCTAAGACTAGATTTTTCTATGCAGATCCTGATATCATTACTCAACCTCCCGCAAAGGAAATTACTCTTCCTAGTGAGGATGTTAGTTTCCGTCTTGCTGCTAGTACTCTACAGCAACTTCAACGTGCTGCTTCAGTATACCAATTACCTGACCTATGTCTTTATGGTGATGGAGAGATAATGAATCTAACTGTAACTGATAAGAAGAATGATACTTCTAATAGTTACTCAGTTGAAGTAGGTAAAACAGATTCAGAATTCTGTTATTGTTTCAGAGTTGAGAACTTAAAACTATTACCTGGTTCTTATGATGTTTCACTTAGTAAAACTAATGTTGCATTATTCCAAGGTAAGGGGATAAAATACTTTATAGCACTAGAACCAAACATAACATGAACATTTTTGTGACTGACCCAGACCCCATTAAATCAGCACAAGTCTTACCAGACAAACATATAGTAAAGATGCCTTTAGAAACATGTCAAATGTTAGCTATCGTTGCATCAGAGAAATGGGGTCATGGATTCGGTGTTCTACCTAAAGTAGATGGAGCACCATATAAGACAGATAAGGGTGCATTTCGTAACCACCCTTGTACTATCTGGGCACAGACTAACTTTCGTTGGTTGATTGATCACGGTCTTGCATTATGTGCAGAATACACACATAGATACAACAAGACTCATAGTTGTCAGTATACTATAGAGTGTGCTGATATAATATTTCCAGATTGCCCACCGCCAACATCTTTCACCAGAGCGATGCCCGATGGGTTTAAATATGACACAAGCATTGACACTTTTACTGCTTACAAGAATTACATTAGCAGCAAACCTTGGGTTGCATCTAATTATTTACGTGACGCATCCAGAAAACCGCATTGGTTATGATTAAATTATGAATGATTTTTTATGGGTGGAAAAATACAGACCAAAGAATATTGAGCACTGTATTTTACCATCACACGTGAAGGAGACTTTTAAAAGTTTTGTAGATCAAGGAGAGATACCAAATCTCTTACTATCTGGAACTGCAGGAGTCGGTAAAACAACTATTGCTAAAGCATTATGCACTGAACTAGGAGCAGATTTTTATGTCATTAACGGATCCGATGAAGGAAGATTCCTCGACACAGTTAGAAATCAAGCAAAAACGTTTGCAGCAACTGTTTCACTTACATCAGGAGCAAAGCATAAAGTCCTTATCATTGATGAGGCAGACAACACTACCCCAGATGTACAACTCTTACTTCGTGCATCGATAGAGGAGTTTCAAAAGAACTGTAGATTTATATTTACATGTAACTTTAAAAATAAAATAATTGAACCTCTACATTCTAGAACAACAGTTATTGATTTTAATGTTCGTGGAAAAACTAAACAAGAACTTGCTAGTAAATTTTTTGAAAGATGTCGTGGAATACTTACTGCAGAAGATATACAATTCACTGATTCTGTGGTCGCTCAAGTCGTCCAGAAATACTTCCCAGACTTTAGAAGAACACTCAATGAATTACAGAGATATGCATCTACAGGAAAAATAGATACTGGTATCTTAGCAACATTAGGTGATGCAAAGATTGATCCACTTATATCAGCATTAAAGAATAAGAAATTTAATGATGTAAAGAAATGGGTGCAACAGAATCTAGACAATGATCCTGTATCTATCATGCGTAAACTATATGACAATCTATCTACAACAGTAGATGGTCCTAGTGTTGCTGCAGCAGTTTTAATAATTGCAGAGTATCAATACAAGTCTGCCTTTGTTGTAGATCAAGAGATAAACCTATTGGCTTGTCTTACTCAAATTATGTTGGAGTGTAACTTCAAGTGACTAACAAATTTATGAAACGACGTGAGAAGATCAGAGCACAAGTAAAGTCTAGATTTTACTATTTGTTCTGGGGAACTGCTACCTTATCTGTTGTGGCAGGACAAATTTATCTTGGCACATCTTATCGTGCTATGGCAAGATCAATGAACAGATGGTTTGAAGAAACTATTGATCTCATACAACAACCAATACAACCTAGGATACCTGATAGGGGACGTGGATATTATATGCCTGTTCCAACTCCAGATGATTATGGGATGACAATAATCGAATGAAAACCATAGGAATATTTCCAACAAATATCTTTGAGTTTCAATTACATGATCTCCAACTTCGGGATGATGTTTATAGTTATGTTGACACTCTTAAGATGACTCGGTTTAACTTTCCACATAGAGTCCTGAGTTCTCATGGTGATCTTCATAAACACGAAGAACTTAAACCATTGTATGATTGGTTTCATAAGTGTTTAGAAGAGGCAAGAGTAGCAGAAGGATTACAATGTGAAAGTTTAAAGATATCATTGTCATGGGCAAACTGGGCACCTCCTCAATCTGGTGCAGGTCACCCAATGCATAGACATAACTATGCGTACTACTCTGCTGTATATTATCTTACAGAAGGATCACCTACAGTCTTTTTAGATCCTGTAGATATTAGAGGGTTAGATACTCTTGAAATATTACAAGGAGATAGAGAGAGTGTTCCTAATGAAAAAGAAATAATTGCAGAACCTGGTAAACTAATTCTATTTCCTGGTTGGTTAAGACATTGTTCAGCACCACATCATGATGAGTTTAATAGATTTACTATATCATTCAATAGTCTTCCTGATGGTGCCATCAACGGTGGTCCTGGTGGAGTTCCAGTTGCAACCTTGAAAGTATTATGATGAAAACCCCATTGCGTTATCCTGGTGGCAAGTCTCGTGCTACAAAAAAGATAGCACAATTTCTTCCAGATCTTACAAAGTATAAATCATATCATGAACCATTCTTAGGAGGTGGATCTGTTGCATTATACATTGCTCAAACTTATCCTCACCTAGACATTTGGGTGAATGATTTATATACACCATTAATAGAATTTTGGCAAACCCTAGCATCTCAAGGAAATGAACTTTTTAACGAACTTATTCAACTCAAATATAGGCACCCCGAACCTTCGTCTGCCAAAATGCTTTTTCTCGAAGCTAAAGAATATCTCTCTAGAGAAACCTCGTCCACATTTGATCGCTCCGTTAGTTTTTATATCATTAATAAGTGTAGCTTTAGTGGTCTCACAGAGTCGTCGTCCTTCTCTGCCCAAGCCTCAGACAATAACTTCACCGTTAGAGGTCTTGAAAGATTAAAATACTATAAGGATATCATTGAAACTTGGAAAATTACCAACTCGTCGTACGAGGAACTTTACACTGATAGCGTGGGCACTTTTTCTTACCTTGACCCACCTTATGAAATCAAATCCTCCCTCTACGGAAGAGGAGGCAGCATGCATAAGGGATTCGATCATGATGAGTTCTACGAAAAATGTGATCAGTCTTGTGGACACATGATGGTATCATATAATAGTTCTCAGTTAATTAAAGATAGATTTAAAGATTGGGATGCACAAGAGTATGATCATACCTATACTATGAGATCAGTCGGTGATTATATGAAAGAACAACAAGAACGTAAAGAACTACTCTTATTAAATTATGGCATACGATGATCGCTATCCTCTAAAGGATTATCTAAACAGTATTAATTACAGTAAAGATTATCTTATGGATGAGGATCCTGACTGGGAAAAAAACTATCCAACATACGTAGTCAACAAGTGTATGTCACATCATATGGATACTATTGTCTTTGCTAATGAGATGAACAGGTATCCAAATTTAGATAAGCGTTTACAATATGATTTCTATATACATACTGTTAGACCCAAAAGGAGATTCTCCCCTTGGGCAAAGAAACAACAGGTGAAAGATCTTGACCTTGTGAAAAAATACTATGGATATAGTAGTGAAAAAGCAAATCAAGCCTTACGGATCTTAACTCCCGACCAACTTAATTACATTAGAACCAAACTGAACCGTGGAGGAAAGAGATGAATGATGTTGAATGGACAAAAGATGATATGGTTGAAGTCACTCTTAAAGAACCAGATGACTTCTTAAAGATAAGAGAAACTCTTACTCGTATAGGTGTAGCATCTAGAAAGGAAAGAAAGTTATACCAGTCATGTCATATCCTTCATAAGAAAGGACAGTATTACATAGTACACTTCAAAGAATTATTTGCTTTAGATGGTAAGAAAGCAAATTTATCTGAGAATGATTTACAACGTAGAAATAGAATTATTAAACTATTATCAGACTGGGGTCTTGTAGAGATTGTTAAATTATCAGAGGTAGTAAACGTAGCACCTCTAAGTCAGATCAAGGTAATAGCATACAGAGAAAAGGGAGAATGGATGCTTGAGTCCAAGTATAATATTGGTAAAAAGAGACAAGTATCAGAATGATATATAGAGTAGGTAAACTCTAAGTCATGGCAGAAGCAGTTAAAAAAGAAGAACCTAAAAAAGGTATCATAGGTAAGCTTAAAGAAGCAGCAGATGATAAAGAAGAGCAACTTGCTATTCTTAGTACATTTGTTCGATTATCTGTGTTGGTGTGGTCCGCAGGAATTTTAACATTAGCGTATGTTAAGTTACCTGCAGCATTTAAAATACCAGAACAAAAACTGGATCCAACTTTCATAGCTTCGGTCTTTACTGGTACATTAGCTACGTTCGGCGTACAAGCGGCTGGTAAGAAAAAGAATGGAGAGAACGGTGGCGGGGGTGCAAACATATCTAAGAAAGATATGGAGTTCCTTATTGCTAAGGCATCCGAAACTGCACCTGCTCAAACTATTAGGATCGAATCAGGTCCTGTAAAGATTGTCCCTGATAAGTAAACATCATGCAAAAAATTATTAATGTACTCGCTATTGCGTCTGCTGTTGTATCTGTTACCGTTGTTGGCACTGCTGGCTACGTATATGTTCGCAAAGATGCAATCATAGAAAGTATAAAAGAAAAAGCATTAGGCTCAGTCATGCCTAAAATGCCATCATTATCATCCCCTGTAGAAACAGATTCTATACCACCAGTAGGTGAGGGGTTTGGTATACCACAGTTTTAAGAGGTTATTATGAATAAGTGGATTGGAATTAGTTTAGGAACACTTCTAGGTGTATCACATATTGGTATGATTGGTTATGTTGCTACAAGAAATAAAGATCAAGTTCCTAGTTTAGATATCCCTGTAGGAGACTATACGTCTTATGTTGTACAAGCAAACAAAGAGGGATATAAGATAAGTTATACTGCTAACGATCCTAAGACAGCATATATCACTAAGGACATTAAGACTAAGGGTGGTTTCTTAGGACTAGCAACAGAGACAACAAAGGTTGCTGAAGAATACTTCATGGATGGTAAGACTAATCAGGGCGGTCCTGTATCTAATCAAAGATCTTGGATAGATCAACCACCTGGTTTGACAGGTGCACAGACACAAATGATAGATGATATCAGAAAAAGTGAAGCATGTATCAAGGCAGTCGGAAGTGCAGAAGGAACTGGTAGACTAGTTGGAACTAGCGTTGGTGCTGCAGCTGCTCCTACTCTTTCTTCTATACCATTCGTAGGATGGGTAGCAGCAGGATGGGTAGCAATGTTTGGTGGTAACCAAGGTGCAGAGATAGGTGGTAATATGGCAGAAGATTTGAATAAGAACTGCTAATGCAGGTCATTGATAATTTTTTAAGTGAAGAAGAATACAACGATTTAAAGTCTCGTATACTAGGAGATTGTATGGATTGGTATTGGAATGAAGGTGTTGTCTATGAAGACGATGGTTTATTCCAACTAACTCATACGATTTTTGATGTACCTAAAGATCAAAAGAGTAACTTATTTTATCATTGCAAATCTATTTTAAATAAGTTAGGTGGAGCTGTGTTTAGAATCAAAGCAAACTTAACTACTAAAACTAATAAACCTGTATACACAGGATATCATACAGACTTTACTGAAGATGAATTTGTAGGACAGACTGGTATATACTATGTCAATACAAATAATGGGTGGACTGAATTTGCATCAGGTGTAAAGGTAAATAGTATTGCTAACCGTATGGTAATATTTGATTCTAAATATGAACATGCAGGAGTAACTTCTACAGATACTAATCGTAGAGTCGTTATCAATTTTAATTTTCAATAATGGACTTACAAAAAATAACAACAGGAGTAACCGCAGCAGCAGTCGTAGGAACTGGTGCAACTGTTGGTGTTCAACATCAGTTAGATCAAATGAGAGGAGGTCCTGAAGCAAGACAACAGGCACAGATAGAACAGATAAGACAGGTAGTTGCAGAAGAAGTATATAAACAATTAATCAATGCTTGGCCAGAAACCTCAGGTCCTGTGAAAGGAATCAAACCTCCTAATGGAGATTATAAAAAAGAGATACCTAAACCTTAACGTTTTATAGGAGGTAGTCCTTTCTTCTTACGATACTCATCCGTCTGAATATCTTGACGAGTGGGTTTCGTAATTTTTTTGCCAAATTTTTTCTTAAAAGTATCGCTTGCCTTTTTAATTATAGGTTTGATGATTCTTAATAGTAATGGTGTAGCAGTGGCACCTGCTGTTGCAATTACCGCTACTGCTAGTGTTGTGGATGCTTGACTTGCAGTAGGTACAAACTGTTCTATAGTTGGAACAGGTTCCCAGATTAACTCACAGACTAATCCATCTGGGGTTAGTTTATATTCTTTAACTTGTTCATCACCTTTCTGACTTCTTTCACCTATACGTCTAGCATTTATAGGAGGACATTCTACTTCTTCTTTATCTTTATCAGGTGTTGGTGGTGGTTCAACTTCTGATGAAGGAGGTGCTAAAGGTTCACCTGCATCTACACCTTCTGTAATTTCTTCTTGTGGAACATACACTGTCTGCCAGGTAAGCTCATCAGCACGATAATCAGGTGGCTCATAGTATGGCATACCTCCATCACATAATACTACATTCTGTTTTGGATCATCATTTACAAGATTCTTATTCTTGTTAGGAGGATTCTTTGCATTCTCTTTGTTTACCTTTACACAACCAGGCATGTCGATGATCGGAGTTCCTACAAGTTGTGTTACAGGAACTGTTATAGGTATCGCTGTAGGATAACTATCAATCCATGTTCTAGTATCAGCTATCCTTCTTATACCAATATTCTGAATGTTTTGATAGGGTATGGTTACATTAGGAACCTGTACCTTAATCGGTTCCATTAGTATTACCTATAGAAAAAGTTCCTAGACTACTAGAATCACCCATACTTACTTCTTCCTTCGGGTTATTTCTATTAGGTGGAGTCCATTTAGGTTGTGGTATCTGATGTTCATGTGGTATCACTCTACCACCAGGTGCTGTTACTACTACGTCAGCACATATAGAATGATAAGGAGAAGCTGGATGGAAAAACACTCCAGCCTTTTTTAATTCACCACAATTTTTCAAACGAGCTAGCTCAAAGTCTAATCTCTTATTAGCAGTTAACTGAGTTTGCATTGCTATCTGTGCCTGTGCTGCCTCATGACATTGCTTAGTTAACTTCTTATTCATTGGTATCGATAGTGTAGCAGAGAGTCCTAAGTTCAAAGATTGATTTGCTTTCATGTCAGTTCTTACTGGTTTTCTCCATAGAACTTGACCAGGATTATCTGGTATACCATCAGGTCCGTCTACATCTACTGTTATATCCATGTCTTCACCATCAGGAAACCATCTAGTTCCATCTGTTTTGGTTCGGGTATCATACCATGATTCCCAAGGATAGTTTTTTACCGTAATTGTTTGTTGGGTTGTCCGACCCGTAAAGTCTGTGCTGTTATATTGTGGCTCGTAATATACGTCCTCCCAAGGATCTTTTCTTGAATCTGCAAATTGAATATAAGGTGTTACGTTAAGTGTACTACCTTGACACTGAACACCACCACCATATGTGTTTGTTATATACGGACCTTGTAAAACTTGTATTGCCTGGTTGGTTACTGAGCCAGAACTATTCGCGATTGGATTTGCTGTTGCACTTACACCCCCGACATTCTCCGCCAGTGTGACAGGGACATGTGCAAATTGAGCTAGGCATATTACTATTGGGTAAAGGTTGAGGTTGTGTCTGTTACGCTTTCGATGGTTGTTGTACGCTGTATTATTGTCTGATTCGAGACCCCTGGTCCTTGATAGCTTTGAGTAAATTGGAACGCTCCCCCTTGATTTGTCATGGTGAAGTTGTTCTGATTTGAAAAGTCTAAAGAATCGAACGAACTTGTTACTGTTCCTGTTATCACGTTTCCTCCTGCTGCTCCATTGGAACTGCTCGGAGTTACGTTCACCGTTGATGTATTCACGTTTGGATTCAAGGGACCATTTTCGTTTGAAATGCCAACCCCCGTTACTGAGTATTCCCATCCTGTGTTATAATCGATACTGTAAATGGTCTCCTGCACCGTAGAATTTGTTTCCGTGTGAGAAGTCATGCTGCCTTGTTGGAAATTTGGTACCACAGGCACTGCATTAGCTGCAGATCCAAGAAGACTAAGCCATATTACTGGTATAAACCTTCTCATAATTATATATCACCTTTATCGTATTGTGATTTCCGAGACGAATTGTCCAGTCGCTGATGTTCCAGCTCCACCTGCTGTTAGTGCCATCGCTCCAGAAGTTGCAATTGTACCAGCTAAGTTACCAACTGTTCCTCCTGCACTTGATGTCTGGTTTGAGTATGCTGCTACAGATCCTGTTGTAGGTGCTGCTGCTACACTATCTCCTAATCCTATAGACTGTGTATATGAATATGAATTACCTTGAGTAGTCTGAACTGTATCTGGTAAAGCAAAAGTTGCTAATCCTGTAGAAGAACTAACTGCTGTTATACCACCTAGATTACTAGCAGCACTACCACCCGAAGGTGTAATTGTTGTTGTCACACCACTACCTGTTGTAGAGTATGTGTTTGGTGCTCGTGTTACTGCAGTTACTCCTGCGTCCACTGTTAATTGAGTTGAGCTTGTCAAGCGGTGTGTAAGATCTGCCTTAACTGGTGTTACAAGAGATCCTAGACCTGCGATCATAATAATGGGAAGAAATCTTTTCATAACCCCTGATATTAATACCTATCCTATATAGGTGATGCCAACCCTCCAAAAATGTTCGGAGTGTACCATTTCTTTAAACCTCAGTCTATGGTTAAATAGTATTGTCGCCTTCGGGGACACAAACTTAACACTCGCTTTAAAAGGAGAACTATTATGGAAAAGATACAAAGGTATCGTTCTGCAGATTTACCAGAACTATTAGAAAAGATATCTCAAAACAGTATTGGACTAGACAATTACTTTGATCAGTTTTTCAATATTCCATCATCCAACTATCCCCCTTATAACCTAATTCATCTCAATAATCATGAGTCTAAACTTGAAATTGCGTTAGCAGGATTTAAAAAGGATGAGGTTAAAGTCTACACAGAATATGGAAAACTTACAGTTGAAGGAACTAAACCTAAAGAGACTGAAGATACAAACTATTTACATAGAGGACTAGCATCTAGAAACTTTAATAAGTCATGGACACTATCAGAAGATTGTGAAGTTGCTGACGTTTCATTTGAAGATGGATTGTTAGTAATAGACTTAAAGAAGATTATTCCAGAGAAACATGCCCGTAAAGACTACATCTAAATAGGTGTATGGAATTATATTATGAACAAAATTACTGGTGTGATTTGTTCAGTTGGAAAGAACTAGAACACCTCATCAACTTAAGACCACTCATGTCTACTGACAGGGTGGTTCTTTTGCATTCAAAAAAAGGATATAAATGGGACTTAGATACTTGGTCTACACAAGATTCTATTCCTGTTTCAGTTATTAAAGAAGTATTGGAGACTGGGTTTCTGTATATCAAAGAAGCATCTAGGTTTACCAGAAAGATTAATGAACTAGCAAAGGAAATAGAAAAAGAATATGGGTATCAAACTGATGCTCACATTTATGCAACTCTAAACCCAGACTTACCCCATCCTCTAGGTGCTCACATAGATGATAATGATAATGTTATAGTACAATGTGAAGGTGCAACTAACTGGAAGGTATGGGACAGGATGGATGTTATACCTGATAGCAGAAAAGATTGGGTAAATTTAGATTTAGATAAACCTCCTGCATTAGATGTAACATTACAACCAGGTGATACTGTGTGGATTCCAAAATACTATCCGCACCTTGCAACTTCTGAAGGTGATAGGCTATCAGTGAGCTTTCCTTCAAGAGGAGTTAAAGGTGTTACATTTCAAGACAGAGAATGGATAAATGTAGTTTAAGATACAGTTAAGGCATACTAGATATTAAGGTTTATTTTTTAAAACTAATGAAAGCATTCGCAGTTGCCCTGCTCGGTTTAGGATTCATTCCTTCCGCAATCGCAGGTCCGTATGTATCCACTAAAACCGAATTTAAAGGTGACGAAGATGGATACTCTAAGAT